ATATGATGATGCCCAGCTTGTTTTTGAGCGTGATCTGAGACGAGCGCATGGCTTCTATGGGATATGAGCCCATAGCGGCGGCTTCGTCTGCGAGCCATACAGCCGCAAGACGGCCGTCGAGCCTGTCATTGGAATATGCGAGCGGCATATACTCATTGTCGGTTATCGTACACGACACATAGTCACGGCACACTCTGAAATGATCTGCAAGCAGGGGAGAGCACTTGATTATCTTACGCACCGCAAGCCTCAGCTCGTTTGACAGCTTGAACTCCGGGGCAACAGAAAAGAGCCTCGAAAATCTCGGCTCCAGAAGAAGTGCTATTATGAATATGACTGCTGATGTGAATGTCTTGAAGTTCTTTCGTGCTATCTCCAGCACTGCGGTCGTGTACAGCTTGGTGTCGTCGCTCTTCCGCTTCGTGCAGAACATTGCAACGATGAACCACATCGCATACGGTTCGAGCCCCTCGTTCATCTTCGCTCCCAGATCGGGATGCACCATGAGACCGAGGATGCTGTCGATGCGTTCAAGCTCATCCGTGTCCACATATGCCTTTTTGCTCTTCCCGTCGGCTATCTTCACCCATGCCTTGGCCTGCTTTATCACATATATCGGCACCTTGCCGCCCTTTTTCATGCACGCCGCAAGCTTTGCGTACTGATAGCCTTTGTTTTCCTTTATATCCATATCCTGCCTCGGGTATAAAATTACCGCAGATGTTACTCTAACGTGTCTCTGTCTTTCAGAAGAAGCTCAGCTGACCTGTCTTTGTCGTTCTGAGCAGGTTGTTGATCTCGGAGTGTGCCCCTACAACAGCACCCTTGCCCTTGCCCATGGAGTAATACAGACCCACACCGCCGTTTGCGCCTGCACTTGCGAAGCGGCCTCTGCTGTCATGGTAGTGATTGTATCGCAACTGTTCCGCCCGTGTCTCCTCGGGCTTGTATGTGTACGCTGTTTTGAAACGCTCGCTCTTGTACATATCCTTCACCTCGTCTTAAAATGCCCGGCATCTTCCGGTGTCGGGCATAATTACCGATCCTTCCTCGATGTATGATCATGTAACGGGCAGTGCGGGGAGCCCCGACACCTCTGCTATCTTGAACATCTCGCCGTTCGTGGTGAGCGGTGTCATGGTGTATGTGCAGCTGAAAGGCTCGACACTGTCAGGGTTCCATGTGAGCGTGAAGCCCGATGTGTTCTTGCCCTGAGAGATAAATACGGTCTGTGTTGCCGAAGCATCCGTACCGACCTTTGTTGCCGCAACGAATACAATGACATGGTCCGTCTGGTTCGCACCGTTGAGGCCGCCGACCGTGGTCACGCCGCTCACGGTCTTCGCAGTTGGGTACAGCTTTGCAAGTGTCTCGCCGTTTGCGTTGAACAGTGCAAAGTTGATCGTGCCGTTCTCTCTTGTGATGAGGGATATCTTCATCTCGCCAAGATCCGACTGGTCTTCAAGTGTCTCGGTGCTCACCTCAACGGAAAAGCCGTTTTTCAGATAGCCTATCTGATTGGCCGCCGTGCAGTAGGTCTCAACGAGCGTCTTTATATCCGCTATCGTCGAGGGGAATGTGAAGTTTTCGGGCTTGGCGAACTCATAGACGGTGCCCGAGCCGTAGTATGTCTGACTGGATACTGCCATTTCTTTTCACTCCTTAGCTTATGAATTGTTTGAATTCAAACGTGTACACAGCCGAGAACAGCTCGTTCTCGCTGTCATATCCGTTCGTTTTGGTGTAGTGCCCTGCGCCCCTGCATTCACTCTCGAATGCTCTCTCAAGCGCCTGGTCTTCGTTGTCCTTGAACTTGCGGTAATATATGGCGATGACGAGGGTATAATCCTCATACATCACCATGCCGTCCGCACCGTCGAACCTTTCCGACGTCACGAACCATGTGGCGAACCGATGAGCCGACGGGATATTCACCCATGAATGATACTTGTACTCCACATTCAGCTCATCGAGAACTTCAAGTACCTGCTGTAAGCTGTCGAGCCCCATCGGTCATCAGCCTCCTTGCTCTGAATATCACTTCTCTGTGCTGTGACTGCACATCATCGGCAGGGCTCAGCAGCTCATAGAGATTGCCTTCACCGTCCACTGCCTGAGTGACAGTCGGATTGACCGCCATGAGAGCGGGCTGATATCTGCAAGTTATCGTCACAGTCAGCGCACCGACGTAGCCTGTGCTCGCAATGAAAAACTCATTGCCGCTCACGCCGTTGATATACGCCCTGCAAGTCAACATATCAGTCCACGTCGCGCGGTCGTCATGTGTGACCTGAAATGTAACTCTCTGCCGTAAAAGCCCCTGCTTCATACGATGATCACCTCGGGCGACATACACTGATTGAGGATGACACGGCAGAGAAAGTCGAAGTCACTCTTGTTCGCTGTCAGTTCCCCGTGGTCGTACATATGCTGACATACTGCCATATACAGTATGTACAGCTGATCGTGTTCGTCGAGCTGAGCCTCTGTCAGCCCCGTCCAGTCAATGAGCGTTGCCTTCGCGGCAGCCATGATATGTCCGAGCCGTGTGTCGTCGTCATTAAAGTCGATCCGCAGTGCGCTTTTTACGTCGCTTAGTGTTATCTGCGATATTGTCATCAGCATCCACCGCCTTTGTGGTCTTTTCACCGTCGTCTGCATAAGCCTCTGCAAGTCCGTTCCTGATAAGGTCTGCGGCAAAGATGTCGGGGATGTCCTTCACCTCGCCGCAGTGCATACCGAACGCACCCACAAAAGCCGCAAGAGCCTTTACCTTCATGCGTTCATCTCCTATCAGGTGGACGCCTTGTTCACGTCAACTCTTACATATGCCTCGTCGTTAACGGTCTTGCCGCCGAGCCAAAGGATGCCGAGAACGCCGATGCCCACGCCAGCATACTTCTCATTGAGTATCTGCATCTGGATGCCGGGGTTTCTTATAGCCTTGTAGCCTCTTGCAAAATCGCCGTAGAATATGGGAGACTTGCCGAATGCGGATGTGCTTGCGTTTGCCTCGAAGTCATCCATGACCTCGGACACGAGAACAGGCTTGCCGAGGATAGTGCCTGCGTAGCCGTTTCTGAAATCGTCGGTCTGCTTGAAGATGAACTGGCCTGCACCGTCCACAAGCTGCCTGATCTGGCTGAGTGTCTTGTTGTTCATGATCCATACAGCGTTCTGTGTGTAGTAGGACTTGAGGCTGTGATAGATATTCACGATATCGGAGGTGGTGAATGTGCCTGCCGCAGGTGTGAGATACTGTGTGCCGCCGTTCACAAGGCCGTCGGGCTCGTTGTAGGTCGTCGCACCTCTGCCCTTGATGATGCCCGCTTCCATGCCGTATGCAAAATCAAGGGTGAACTGATTGAGAAGCTCGGGCACCACGTCAAATGCTGCCTGATTGAGCATCTCATAGGTAACGACACATTCGGATGTGAACTTCTGAGGATCGATGGATATGGTCGTCCACCTTGCCTCACTGACTGTGGGAGCAACGCCCTCGGCAGTCCATGCGCCCGTTATCTTGTAGCTGCTGTTAGACACGATCTGCTTGTATGTGCCCCTTGCCTCGACCGTGTTCACAAGGTTGGCCACTCCGCAGAGATCCAGTGCGCCGTGGATGATATCTTCGGAGAACTGCTGGTACTTCACGCCTGTGTTCTGGCCGATGGCGGTCTCGTTCGCACGGGTCTGCTCGGATGCAGGATTTCTCACGAAGGCATTGATCAGCTTGTTCTCACCGTCGCTCTCGGAACGTATCTCGGGCTGATTTTTTGCAAGAACAGCCATGGCCTGTTCCTTTGCGGCAATGGTCTTGTCAAGCTCCTCGATCTCTGCCCTGATCTCCTCCATGCGAGTCTGCTCTTCGTCGGTATAGCTGCGGATCTCCTCACCGCTCTCAGCCGCACCGGCGAGCTTTTCAAGCTCGGATATGAGCTCATTGCGCTTTTCTGTAAGCTTTTTCATGGTCTTTTTCTCCTTTCGTATTGACATTCGGTCAATAGTTTGCTATAATATACTTGTTCGATGGTCGCTCCCGTGAGGGAGCGGCTTTTTTTATACATCTATCACCGCACCGGAGTTTTTCAGAGCGGCGAGTATGTCCTTGAATGCTATCTTTATCGCCTGTTTACCCGCAACGTTTATGGTTAGGTCGCCCTTCACCGTCTGAGCCGCTGTCTGCTGTGCCCTGCCGGCAAGATCCACCGCCTGCATATACGTCGTGTCAAGACCGTTCTCACGCATATACTGCGTGTATCCGTCTATGTATGCCTTTGCCGCCCTGCGCCCTTCCTCGGTGGCGTTGTCGGGCATCTGAGACCATATGTCAGCCGTCGCCTTTGCCGCATCTGTTGCCGCCGCTTCGTAGTCATCCTCATACTCGCTGTGAGCTATGCGTTCTGCGGTCTTCTGATACCGGGCATAGTCCGTGAAGTACTTCGACCGCTGATTGTCGCTCATCCTCAGAAGCTCCTTGATGTACAAGGCTCTCTGATCAAAGGACATGGACATGATATCATCGAGCATCCCCTCGGGAAGTTCCTTGCTCTTCAGCTTTTCGAGGTTCTTCTCATAGGTCTCCAGTTCCTTTATCTTTTCACGCACATCGCCGATAATGAGCCGCTTGTTCCCCTGTGTGTCCGTGACCTCGGTGAAGTCCTGTATGCGCTTTGAGTATGTGTCTGCGGTCTTCTTTTCCGCCTGCTGTATCTTCTCAACAGCCTTCTTCTGCGCATCTATCTGCTTTTCGGCGTATTTTTCCCATGCGTCGGTGTTCTTTTGGGCTTCCTTTTCGGCGGCGTCTATGCGCTTCTTTTCATCCTCCGCCTGCTTTGCCGTCCAGTCTGCCCAGTCCTTGCGCCATTTTTGGTCATACTCCCTGTACAGGTCGCCTGACTTGTCCAGCGTGTCGATGTATGCCCTCTGCTGTTTGAGCAGCCATCCTTTGTCTCTGCCCTCGGATGTCTGCTGTATCTCCAGTTCTTTGAATGCATCGTCGATGCTGTTTTTCAGGTCTGATATGCGTTTCTTCTCAGCATCCTCGGCGGCTTTCTCGGCTTCCTTCCGCTGTTTTTCAAGTTCCTTTTCCTTCTGTGCGGCTTCGTCCGAGAAATGCTTTTCGGTCTCATACCATGCCTTCCACCATTCCTCGCTGTTGACCTTGTGTTCTTCAAGGTACTTCCGACGGCTCTCCCAGTAAGATGCATTGCTCTCCTTGTCATAGTCATAGAGCATATCCCATGCCTTTTCCATGGTTTCGAGGGATGATGCCGCTTCCTCTGTGCTTACCGCCGACTGGCTCTGCAGGAATGTCATGTAGTCGGCAGTGGCGTCCTTTGCCTTGCCTGTCTCCATGATAGTTTCGGCTGTCTGCTTCCGTGCCTCGTCAAGCTTTGCCTCAGCCTCTGCAAGACGTGCGTCCGCTTCTTCCTGCTTCTTGGCTATCTCATCCGCAGTGTCATATCCGTCACGCTTTGCCCATGCCTCCGCAAACGCCTTGGCCACGGAATCCACCGCCTGTGCCGCCGCAATGCTCCAGTCATAGTTCATAAGACCTTCTGCGATATCACCGCACAGGTCAGCACCCAGCTTTGCAAGCTCCGGTATCATTTCCGTGCTTACCTGTATCAGCTCTTCAAGCAGTGCACTTATCAATTTCGGCGCAACATCTATCAGTTCTGGTATGGCTTTGATGATGCCCGCCGCCAGCTGCATGACCAGACTGTTTGCCGCCTGAATGAGCTCCGACGCATGAGATATGATCGTGGTCAGCAGGTCGCTGATGACCTTCACGAGCGTCGGCACAAGCTCGGGCATACTGTCTGCGATGCCCTCTATCAGATTTTCGGCTATGGTCAGCGCCGCATCCGCAAGAGCGGGCAAGCCCTTTATCACGTTCTGTGCAAGCGACATCACAAGCCCCGGCGCCTTCTCCGAGACATCGGTTATCAGCTCGTCCACGATGCCGCCGCTCTCTGTCAGCTTGGGTATGATGGTATCTATCGCCTGACCGATGCCCTCTATGGAATGCTCTATGGTCGGGAGCAGGTTGGTGAGCTCCGTTGTCTTTGCACCTATGAAGTCATCTATCAGCTCATCGAGCTTTGCGGCAGGGTCTGCAAGACCTCTCACAAGGTTCTCCCATGCCGCCTGTGCCGCTCCCGCAGAGCCCTCGATGGTCTGTGCCGCCTCTGCCGCTGTCGTGCCTGTGATGCCCATCTGTTCCTGAACGAGATGTATCGCTTCCACAACGTCGGAGAACTTCGATATCGTCAGGTCTCCCGCTTCACCGTTTGCCTCTTTCAGCTTGTTGGCGTCGGCTATCAGGCGCTCCATTTCGGTCTTGTTGCCGCCATAGCCCAGCTTTAAGTTGTCGAGCATGGTGTAGTTCTGCTTGGCAAAACCCTGATATGCATTCTGTATGGACGACATATCCGTGCCCATCTTGTTGGCGTTGTCCGACATATCACGGATAGCCGTGTCTGCAAGGTCGGCCGCCGCCTGTGTGTCCCCCGCAAGGGAGCTCACGAGGGATGCCGAAAAGCTCGTCACCTGCTCCATGTACTGATTGGCGGATATGCCTGCCGTTCTGAATGCGTTCTGCGCATTCTGTATGACGGTATCCTCCGCACCGCTGAACAGTGTTTCCACACCGCCCACGAGCTGCTGATACTGCCCGTATGCCGCTGTCGCATCCTTGACGAGCTGAACAGCCGCCTCGCTCATCTTCCCGATGCCTGCGACAACAGCATTCACCACGCCTGTTGCAAGGTTGGCTTTCAGTGAATCGCCGAAGATATCGATCCCTGCACTTGCCTCATCCGACGCACCGACCAGGTCACGCTGTGCCTGTTCGAGCTTCCTCAGAGCCTGTGTGGCGTTCTCGACTTCACGTTCATATGCCCTGTAATCAGCATCGGTTATCGTGCCGTCCGCCAGCGCATCCTTCATGCGTTGTTCAGCGGCAATGAGCTGATTCAGCTTGCCCACGTATGAATCTATCTGTTCTTTGAGCACGGCATACTTCTGTTCGGCATATACCGCACTGTTGCCGTTTTCCTGCAAGCCCTTGTCTATGGCTTTCAGCTCTCTGTTCAGTGTGTTTATCTTCTTGTCAACGTCGGATATATCAAGTCCGACCTTCGCCATATATCCTTTACTCGCCATTGCCAAACTCCCCTAAGAGCCTCTGCACAGCCTCATTGAGCTTTTCCTGTGCTCTGTCCCTTGCATTGTCCATGAAAGGATCTGCCGCCGTGCGCTTTCCTGTGTCCTGCCCGTGTGCGACTACCCTGTGTCCCAGTGTAACAAGATGCGTGAGTGTCGGCTCGTTTTCGTTGTATACACCATAGCTTGTATAGCTTGTCATGCCGGCACGCCGCTTCTTTGCGGAGGTTTTCCATCCGCCAGCCATATGTTTCGTCTTGAACGGAGTGCCGTCCCTCTTTCGTACCGCAGTGTACGGCGGCGGAGCTGTGCTTGCTATCTCTGCCTGCATCTCTTTCATGATCCTGCGTGCCTCTTTGTCAGCTGCCTTCTGAAACCTCTCACATCGTGCAGCGACTTCAAGCGTTATTGCCCGTGAAAAAGTGTCATTCATGCAAGCACCTCCCTTCGCTCATGAAAAAACCGCATCAGTCCGTAACTGTTGCGGTCAGTGTATTTATCCTGTGCATCGACATATAGCACTCGTTGAGATATCCCGTCCCCTCCGGCTGTGCCAGTATCCGTACCTTCATTGCATCCGCCAGAAGTATCCAGTACTCGGTTATCAGAAGCTCCGACTGGCGTTCAAAATCTATTCCCGAATGCTCATATACCAGCCGCTCCCCGGAAGTAAGACACGGCAGTTTCACTCTTTCGTGTGCCCTGAAATCTTCCCGTTCCGGCAGCTTCATCACGTCCATGTTCTGTTCCCTCAGATCGTCCAGCGCCTTCACAAAATCTGCAAGGAACTGTGCCGCCGTCATGGGCGTGAACGGTATCTCCGCACCGTTTCCGTACTTCCCAACGATGTATTTTGCGGTGGACACCTTGTCGCTGTTCACCGACATGAGGAAATAGTCTGATTTTGTGGGCGTGTCAAGCTGTATATGAAAATTCGGCAGTATATCTATCCCGAACTTCGGCATTGTGAGCGGTAGTATCATTTCTTGTCACCTGCTATGATAGATTTGAGGATATCCGCACTGTTGTCCTTCGGGCTCTGAGCGCATATTGCTATCTTTGCCCTTGCCTGAGGGGAGAGCCCCAGCTCACGGCAGGCTTTCTCAAAGGTCTCCTCATACTTTTTCAGCTTCTGTCTGAAATTGCTGTCGTCCATTATCTCGTTGTCTTCTGCCTGTGCCAGTATACAGGATATTATCCCGTCTATGGAGAACGCCGCCAGTGCTATAATGGTGTCATCGAGGGATGAAAGGATCTCTGCCTGAGACAGCCCGTCTATGATAGACTTTGCTATTTTCTTCTGAGAGGGTGAAAGATAAGAGGGCACCTTTACAGGCTTGTTGCCTTTGAGCCTGGCCTCTGTTTCCCTCCGAGCCGTCAGTTCTTCGTTCGTCCTTGCACCTGTCGCCGTCTGTATCGGCTTTGCAGGTCTGCTCATCCGCTCACTCTCCGATCCTGCCGTGTGCCCCCCTTGTTCGCCTGTAAGCCCGCCTTTTTCACGGTCTGCCACGCAGGGTGTCCTTCGTACACCGCCGCCCAGCGGTCTATCTCCGAGTAAAACCCGTTGTCGGCGGGCAGATCCTCAAACGCCGCCCGAAGCTTTTCAACGTTCATACCATCCGTCCTTTCGTATACAAAAAAGCGCACGGTCTGCACCATGCGCTTTGACCTTATTCTATTGTACCACGGCGTATCGTGGACATTCAAGGACATCTTTCCCACCCCCGAAGCGGTCGCCAAATTGCACAAACAAAAATTATATATATTGTGCATTTATACAAAATATACCCAACTGGCTATATTTTTTAATTTTCTTCTTGACATTATACCCATTTGGGTATATAATATAATCAAGATAAGATAAACCACAGCCTTCCGGCAGGGCTACCGACCGGCGGCTTAAACGCCGGAGAAAGTGAGAAAACCATGAAAACAGCATATCCTATCAAGCCGAATGCAGAAACCGAATGCCATTACATTTACTTTAAAGTGTGGGAAAAAAACGGCAACAAAAGAGCATACATGAGCGATTACAAGGGACGCACACTCGGATATATAGACCTTGTAACATGGACACCGATGATCAGAGACAGACAGGGGATATACAAGGAAGAAGTTGATTATGCTGTAAACGCATATATCGCAGAGAACAAAGGAGAATAAACATGAAAATTATTGAAATCATCAACAATAATCACATTTTCGGTCACGGACAAATAAGCCACGATCCCAGAGACTATTTCCTTGACTGCAACGGGCGCCTGTTGTACGGCTTTATAAAGGGTGATCCCGTTGCAACAATTAAGACAGAGGCTTACAACGTCAACGTCAAGGTTGCAAGCGGTTTTTGCTTGCAAATTGAGTACCCGGACGGCTGGTGTGTGGGCGTGAATAAACAGCTAATTAACACCGCATCGCCGGAATGTTGCGTTGCTGCCGCCGAAGAGCAAATCAGGATCGTAAATAATATTGGAAAAAATATGCGGAGATTAAGAGCATACCGGGAGGCGGCAGGGCTAACAAGAGCCGAACTCGGAAAACTCGCAGATATACATCCCCAGCTCATAGCAAAGTATGAGCTGGGAGAACGTGAGCTGGAGCAAGCAAGCTATGCGAGTGTCAGCAAGCTTGCAGCAGCTCTGCAATGCGACATAAAATACTTGACAGCATACTAAAAGTGTGATATACTATATCTGCGGACGGAGCACCGCCTGCGTTACACGGGCAAATGCGTGTAACTGTCGTGAGGATATGCCCCTCACGTCGGATTGAAATTATTTGGATTATAATCCGGGAAAAGCCCTCTTGCTTTTGCAAGGGGGTTTTTCTTTAGCTTTGCGCGACCATAGGATGATCTGTCACCGGCATCCGCATCACAGTGTTGTTGACCTCGATGTGCTCAGCATCTATGGTTATGACGTATGCGCCACTTTGACGTGTCCGAGAGTCGCCCGTCCTTTGCAATCTGCCGTGCGATAAGCCGCAGCAGTTCATCTTCCATGTCCCTGTAAGCCTGCACCACAGGCGCAGAGAGCCTGCTTACTTCCTGACTTGTCATATCACACCTTGCCGTGTTTCACCCTGTCGCCCAGCTCCGCACGCTTGGCGTTGTTCCAGCGGTCAACGGTCCCGACAAGATACCCCGTGATGCGTCTGATGTGCTCAAAGGGCGTGACGTGGAATACCATGTCCACATACTCGCCGTCAACGGTGATATAAAGCGTGTCCGTCCCCGGGTGATGTTCCTCCGCATATGCCTTGTATCTTTCGACTTCTTCCTGCGCAAGCTCGCCCTTGATATGTACTACCATCAGCTCATCTCCTTTATGAACGCCCCGGGATAGAACTTCTTAACGCTCTCCAGATACCTTTCCGCATTCTCCTTGTTATTCGTCTATATTACCACTCTCGGCATCATCTGTCAAGCCCTCGTCACGGTATTCCATCTTCGGGAGCGGCCTGATGTGTCTGCCGTGCTTCGCAAGACAGGCAACAGCCTTGCGGTATGCTATCTCGCTTTTTATCGCCTCCGTACCGTCATCACGCACCTGCACGGATGTGCCGTTGTATGCAGGGGATATCGACAGGATAGACACCTCGTTGAGCTTCATTTCACGCACTATGTGCCTCGGTACCTTGCCCTTGCGCTCCTCCGTCTCCACGTCCAGAGGGAAGAAGCCGAAGCTCCACCCTCTGAGGGCGCCTTTTGCGGCAAGCGCCATGATCTCCTCATCGTCCGTGACCGCTTCCGCATACAGACCGATGCTGTCCTCTCTGAGCGACAGCTCCGCATCGACTATGCGCCTGTGGTTGAGCTTCATCTTCACGTCGGGGTTGTCCCTCAGCGCCCTCGTGAATGTTCCTGCCTGTATCTGCTCCACGAATGTGTCACTGCCGTCCCGGATGATCTTGCTGTCACGCTCCACAGCGTTCACATATCCCGACAGATGAAGACATCCGTCTCTCACTTCGTATTTCATATCCTCACCTGCTTTTATATACTGACCTCTTCCCCGCACAGCCTTGCCGTGCGTTCCTCTGCTATCTCCACCAGATCCGCCGCAGGGATGCGCCCCTCATCCGCCTGCTTGTGATGCACAGGACACAGGCATATGAGATTAGTCTTGTCGAGCCGCCTTGAATAGTCCTTTTCAAGTGAAACTATGTGATGCACCTCTATCGTTTTCGGCATACCGTAGTGTCCTTCTTTCAGGCATAACGCACACATCGCATTGTCACGCACGACCACTGCCATGCGTACCTTCTGCCACGCCGCCGTGCTCCTGAACCTGTCTTTCGTCGTCTTGTTCTTGCGGTAGATGTGGACGACAGGCGCAGGAGCCTTCGGGCATTTCTCGCCCCTGTCATGTGTCCGCCCGCAGTATATACATGATTTTCTCATTTCTAAAATCCTTCGTGTGCGTGTGTACGGCGACCACC